CGGCCGTTCGCCGGTATGGCCGACGCCGTGCTCAAGGCCGATGCCGCCATCACGGCCATGGCCGGGGCGACCATTGCTTATGCCGTTACCCAGTATGCTTCCCTGGAGGACCAGCTCCTCAAGGTCAAGGGTATCTTACAGGCATCGGACACCGATTACGAGGAACTGGCCCAGACAGTACGCGAGCTAGGCGCGTCCACCCGCTACACTGCCCAGGAGGCGGCCGAGGGGCTGCAATTCCTGGCCATGGCCGGGCTGGATGTTGACGAGTCCATCGGTGCCCTGCCCAACGTGCTCCAGCTGGCCCAGGCATCGGCAACGGATCTGGGCCGATCAGCCGACATCGTGACCAATATCATGGCCGGGTACGGCATCGAGGTTGATGACCTGACCCGGGCCACCGACGTTCTCACGGCTACGTTTACCAACTCAAACACCGATCTCGACGAACTCGGCCAGGCATTCAAAATGGTCGGTCCCGTCGCCCGTTCGTTGGGTGTCGAGATTGAAGACACTTCAGCCATCCTGGGCACCCTGGCAAACGCCGGGTACAAGGCCGAGATGGGCGGCACGGCCCTGCGAAACATCCTGATTGCCCTAGTCTCCCCTGCTGGCAATATGGGAAAATTAATGAAGGAATTGGGCGTGGACACCCAGGAGCTGGGCATCGACACGGCCAGTTCCGCGGCCGCCCTCAAGTCCCTGGGCGTCAATGTGCGCACGGCCAATGGGGACCTGCTCCCGTTCGGTGACATCCTGGCACAGCTCAAGACCGGGCTGGACCAGATCCCGTCGTCTGCCGACAGGTCCGCGGCCCTGATCGAAATCTTTGGCAAGCGCGGGGGGCCGCAAATGGCCGCCCTTTTGGAACAGGGCGCAGGTGCTGTCACCGGCCTGGCCGAGAAGATCCGCTCCCTGGGCGGGGTGACCGCCGATATTGCCGAGGAAATGGAGTCGGGCATTGGCGGAGAGCTTAGGCGGCTGCGATCGCAATTCCAGACCCTGACCACGGATCTGGGCGCAGAGCTGGCAACGGGCGTGGGTCCGGTGGCCGCTGGCATCCGCGAGGTCATGGGGGCCATCGATGCAGAGGTCAACAGGGGCTGGGACGGCGCGTTCGGGGATCTCTTTGCCGAGTTCGACGACCTGGGCAAGCGGATCTATGATTTTTTGTCGGACATTGCCGAATCCCTGCCCGAGGCGTTCGAGGATGTTGATTTTTCCGGGCTCATCGAGGCCCTGGGCGATCTGGGTGATCAACTGGTCGCCTTTTTCGGCATGGAGGGGACCGACCCGGCCGACGTGTCACAGGCCATCCAGACGGTCATCGATGCGTTGACCACATTGACCCACGTGACCAGCGGGATTGCCCAGGCGTTCGAGCCCTATTTTCAAGCATTGGCCCAGGCCGCGGCCGGATCGGGCAAGCTGTCCGAGCAGACCGCCAAGGATTTTGGCGAGATCCTGGGTACGGCAAAGGCCATTACTACCTTTGGGGCAGAGTTCACTGCAGCGTTCCACTTGATGGAAGGTGCCGGGGCCGACTGGGGCCAGACCATGACCGTTGCCTGCAACTCCGTGGGCCTGGCCATCGATTTGGTCCAGCACGGGTTCATGGCCCTGGGCTATGGGTTTGTGGCCATTTTGGACGAGATGCTGGCCGGGGCGCGGTTGATCGACAATTTCACCCCGTTTCATTCTTTCCGCGAGGACATCAATGCGGCCCAGGACAAGCTCAACGGCTGGCGTCGCAGCCTGGAGTCCGGCCTGTTTGCCAACCAGGCCCAAATCGAAGGCGAATGGAAGGCATTGGGCGATGCCATAGACGACGTGCCGGACACCAAGGAGATCGCGGTCACCGCCGCCACCGCCCAGGCCAAACAGGATCTGGCCGATACAAAATCCGCCATGGACGACGTGCCCGAGGAAAAAGCCTCTGTGGTCAACGTCGACAACCGCGAGGGCCTGGCCGCCATCCGGGAGTTTGATCGGTCCCTGGAGGAAGCCGCCGCGCCCGTGGAAACCACTGTCACCGCAGACACCAAACAGGCCGAGGACCGGGTGGCCGAGCTTGGCCGCACTGTGGACGACTACCTGCATGACCAGCACATCGAGGTCACGGTCAACGATGACGGCTCCATCGAGATTGTCAGCACCAACCTGGACAATCTGCCTGACAAAAAATCCGTGGACATCGAGGTCACGGGTGAGGACCGGCTAAAAGAAAAGCTCGCGGCCATGGAGCAGGCCACCGAGCTGACAAAGACCAGGATCAAGGAATCATCAGACATCATCCAGACCAGGCTTGAGTGGTCGGCCAAGCTGGACATTGCCCAGGTGGAGGCGGCCTCGGAACAGGTGGTGGCCATTGCCGAATCATTGGGCGATGCCTGGGAGTCATCCGGGGATGTCATGAGCTCGGCATTTGGCTCCCTGGCCGACCTGGCCGGGTCGTCCCGGTTCTCCGATGTCATGGATCTAGCCGAACAGGAGATGCGCATCCGGGAAGAGCTGCTGGAGTTGCAGCGGGACCAGGCCGAGCAGACCAAGGACCTGACAAAGGCCCAGGCCGCGTATTTCGATGCCAAGGCATCCAGTCTCAGGTCCGGGCAATCGATCATCACCGTTGACGGCACGGGCCTTGCGCCAGAACTGGAAGCGTTTATGTGGCGGATTTTGGAAGCCGTGCAGGTGCGGGCTACCGAGGAAGCATCAGAATTTTTGCTGGGGATTTAAGTATGGGCAAGGGTCAGATCGTGTCATCTCTGGGCGACGGGAAGTATACCGTGACTCTGCAAATGAACCGCGAACGCGCGGAATCGTCCATTGCAGACATGCAGTATGAAATCGCCGTGCTCAATACCGAGACCATCCCGGCACTGTCTGCCGACGTGGTGGACACCGGCAACGGTCTGGATACGGCAAGCGCTACCCAAAACGCAGCCATCGAGTCGGGCGATGCCTCGGCAATATCCGCCGCAACCACGGCGTATCGCGAGGCGATGACCGCGTATCGGCAGGCCCTGTCACGCCTGCGACGGGCCTTGGCCAGCAAGGTGTCCATGCAGACGCGGATCAACACGCTGCAATCCAGCTTACACGAAGACGTGACCGTGGATGCATGGTGCGCTGACCTGACAACCGATTTGTCGGGCACGGTGGCCACCATGGAGATACCGGGCGAACGGCAACGTGTACTCATCCGCCCTGGCTACGAAGGCCGGGCCGGATGGTCGGGATCTGAGCACGGGCAGTTGACCCCCATTCTGTCCACCACCCCGGCGGCCACGTTCTACAATCTAGCCATGCTGCCTGGGTGGCAGAAGTGGATGCCCACATACCGGACCGGCACGGTATCCGACGTCGATGAGGCCACGGATACCTGCACGGTGACCCTGGACGGCGAGGTCTCGTCAACGGGATTCGTTGTGGGCGACGGCCGGACCATGCGCGCCGTGCCCATCGAGTATATGGACTGCAACGCCGAGGCGTTTTCAGACGGGGATCACATTGTTGTCGAGTTTGTCGGCCAGGACCCGGGCGATCCGTTAGTCATCGGGTTTGTGGATAATCCCATGGCGTGCCCGGGCGACACGCCCATGGCATGTCCACTGTATGTCGAGCTCAAGTTTACGTCCGCCGGAGAGGCGATTCAGTGGTATTTCATTGTTGATTCCATGCACCACGCCAGCGGGTTCATCGACCTGACCGGGGATGCACCTGACGGACCCTGCGAGGGGAATCACGACCATTTCACCACGGGCGATCCCATGCCAGGCATCGGGCAGACGCCGTGGTTTGTTGTCAACGCGGTTGCCGGGCAGGAGTTCACATGGCGGGCCTACCCCTATATCCCGCAAATGTGGACGTTTTGTGCGGCCTGGCCCGGCCACCCTATCGCGGATGCCGGGGTCCCACGTGATATCGGGCCGTTTGACACGATATCATATGACGAATGGCTGGCCGATATCATTGATATCAATACGCAGGTCAACCTTCATTGCATATACGAAGATGATCCCGACGACGAATGGCAGGTCATCGCCTGCCCCGGCGGTCGCGGCGATTGCGAGGACTTTGCCTTGACAAAAATGCAAATGCTCGCGGATGCCGGGGTCCCGGCCGGTGCCATGGATATCGTCCTTTGTAAATATGACGGGGCTGGACATGCCATTGCCGCCATTATGACGGACAACGGGTTGCGGTATCTCGACGGATCATCGAACCGGCCCCAGACGGCCGATGAGATGGAGCACATATCGGACATCACCCTGATTTCCCGGACCATTGGGGAGTATGCCATGGTTCCCATCGAGTCGGAGTCACAATGGGAAGACTCAGAGCACATCCCACCGGGAACGATAAACGGCGAGGTGATCGATGCGACCACTATCCGGATTTTGGATACCCCGGCACGCTTTGCCTATAGTTCGCCCGGCAAGCAGTGTACCACCCTCACATTCAATTCGCCGTATGCCGCTTTGGTACAGATCCAAGTGAAAGGCCATGTGGAATGGTTTGAGATAGAGGACCCGCC